GCATGCAGGCAAGGATGGCACCAGTGTGGCCGCCTACACCTATGACGATCGGGACCCCAAGAACTTCTATCTCTACCCGGGCCCCGCCGCCGCAGTGAAGGTGGATGTGATCTACTCCGTGGCGCCGCAATCTAAGGTGCTGGCGGACGTGGAAAACGTGGGCACGCCGGCGCTGGCCGATCTGGATGACATCTACATCAACCCGCTTATCGACTTCATCATGTACCGGGCCTTCTCGAAGGATTCCGAATACAGCGCCAACTCCAATCGGGCTGTCGGCCACTACAACGCCTACCTGCAGCAGCTGGGTGAAAAGACCCAGGTTGATACCAATATGGAGCAGCGCAAGACCGAAGGCTTCTCCCGCGTGACCGGGCAGTAAGGGGGCAGCATGGCTGGAGTGTGGAAGCGTGACGGCACGGTGGCCGTCACCAATGGTAACAAGAAGGTGACCGGTACCGGGACAACCTTCGCAGACACCAAGAACGGGGTGGCCAAGGGCCACCTTTTTTGTATCACCAGTGGCACCTCGGTGGATTTCTACGAGGTGGACTACGTGGTGTCCAACACGGAGCTGTATCTGGTGCAGTCATACCGTGGCACCACTGCCACGGGCAAAGCCTACGAGGTCATTACAACCTTTTCGGATTCCGTGCCGGAGTTCGCCCGTCGCCTTACGGCTACCCTGAGTGCCTATCAGCAGCAAAGTGATGCCTTCCAGGCGCTGCTGACGAGCACTGCCACCACTATCGAGGTGACCGCGCCGGATGGCACCAAGCAAACGCTGATACCCTGGAAGCGTGTGACCAGCGAGGGGGAGGGCCAGGCGGCCCGCGCCAAGGTCGAAGCCGACCGGGCAAAGACCGAAGCGGATCGCGCCGCTGCGGCCGCCAATGCCACGGCCGAAGCCGGGACCGGCTCGCTGATGCGCGTGGGCGGCGCCACCATCCTCGATGCGGAGCGCTACGCCCTGGAGCGGGCAACCGGCGGCAGACAGACCATCATTCGCGACAGCGCTGGCAACGCCAATGCTATGTTCGTGCTGCCGCGCTTCAGCTACGCCGACCTGGGCATGACTGCCGATATGGGCACTGGCGATGTGACGGCGTTCGATGTGGGCACTGGCAGCATTAAGGGCGAAATTTTTATCGGCGCATATCTTGCGTCCGGCTCCGGCGCTGTCAGCGCGCCGCGGCAAGATCCCCGCACCTCGCTCGATCACACCGCCGCCCGCAACGCCTGTAGTGCAAAAGGCGCAGGCTGGCATCTGATGACGGCGCACGAATGGGCGGCAATCGCCCTGTGGTGCATGGCCAACGGCTACGAGCCGATTGGCAATACCAACTGGGGGCGCAGCCACGCCAAAACCTGGATGGTAGGCGATCGGGCCGACAATAGAGCGCCGGGTGATACAGCCGGCACGGGGCGAACCCAGACCGGCTCGATGGGGTCCGAGGCGACGCATACTCGCACGCTGGGCGGGATTGCGGATCTGGTCGGCAACGTCTGGGAGTGGCAGGACGGATTGCTGCTGCAAGATGGGCGCTTTAAGATTTCTGCCTACAACACCCAGGCCGAAGTTGACTGGGCGTTTGTCGATGCGTTTCTTGATGCGTCAACACCAACCGGTGGATCGGCCATCCTGTCCAACGCAGTCAACAACAGACTGGGAGCCATCGGAGACAACGCCAACGCAGGCAACTCAGCCAACGTAGAGTGGCGAGCAATGACAAAATCAGGCAGCTACGTCAGCAATCAGGCGATGAAGCGGCTGCTGCTGGAGCCGGCTGGGGCATTGCCGCAGGGGCGCATCTATATGCGCAATTTCGGCGAGCGACTCCCGTTTCGTGGCGGCTCTTGGAGCTACGGTTCCAACGCTGGCCTGGCTGCGCTCGCTCTGGACGATTCACGCGTGAGCACGTACACGAGCCTCGGGTTTCGCCCCGCCTTTGCCTGAGCCTTGCGCCTTGGGTTTTGTTGGCGCCACGGTAGTGGCGCTTAATCGGTTGAGGCATGTTTAACATTTCTAGCGGGGCAAATAGATGAGCTACTTATACGACGGCGAAACGCACGACAACTACGATCCCGCCTTTATGGCGGAGCTGGGCATGAGTGAGGAGGTCATAGCCTCCGTGCTCGCCCAGCACAACTATGAGCTGACAGAGGGGCAACTGGCGCGTCGCCAGCGCGCCTACGTGGCGGAGTCCGACCCCCTTTTCTTGGAGTGGCAATACGACAAGACAGCAGCGGCCGAGCAGGCATGGCGCGACAAGGTGGCGGAGATCAAGCTGCGCTACCCGGTGGCCCGTGGGGCGGAAGAGTGATCGTCCGTCTCGAGCCCATCACGGCGAGCGTGGTCGCCGTGATGCTGGGCTGGGCGCAAAAAATCGATCCAGTTAGTGATGGAGGTTTAACTTAGTGCAGGGTCGCTCACAGAGCCTGAATAGCTCACAGACAAAAACGGTACCAAATCTGGTACAGAATATGATGCGGAGGGAATTAGTTAATTAATTTCAATGAATTAATTATTGGTCTCATAATCGTGGAAGTAGTAAGTGGGCTGGGTGGTCTGCTTCGCTGATGTGCTCATGTGTTCTTGTATGTTCGCGCTTCTGATTGATTTTTCAGGGTTTAGTGCCGTTCTGGTGAGGTGCAAATTCCGAAGACACTTTCATCGTTCACCCAAACCTGACGTTGTTCAATGGCCTGCTGGTACATTATCTGGTACAAAACACCCCATGAGAGTGGTACAAAATTTTAATGGGGTAGCAATGGCGTTATCAGATAGCTGGCTTCGAGGGGTGAATGGTAAACCATATGCTGGCCCGAGCGAAGTGAGCGACGGTGATGGGTTGAGTGTCCGGGTCTCACCGAAGGGGGTGGTTGCGTTCCAAGTTCGGCATGTGGTCGACGGGAAGCGGGTTCGGACCTCTCTTGGTCGGTACCCGGCTCTGACCTTGCGAGAGGCCCGGATAAAGGCCGATGAGCTCAAAAGCGGTGTTACGCCGATCAGTGCCTCGGGCGACGAGCCTACGCCTGCAGCCTTGTTTGATGAGTGGTTCGAGAAGTACGTGATGCGGGAGTGCCGAGAAGGCACCCAGAAATACTATCGCTATACCTTCTCGTCAGTGAAGAACCGCTTGCCAGACCGGCCAATCAACCAGATCACCATGGACATGTGGTTGAGCTATTTCGATACCATCAGTGAGCGGGCACCAGGGGTAACCCGGGCTGTGATCACTGCATTGAAGGCGTGCTTCAACTGGCATGCTCGCCGCGGCACGATCTATATGCCCAACATGATGAGTCTGCGGGCCAGGGATGTTGGCGCTCCCGCTAAGACCGGTCACCGGGTGTTGACGGTGCCAGAGGTTGCGAAGATCTGGCGGGCCATCGAGGCCAGCCGGGCTGGCACCAGCAACAAGGTGATTCATCTGCTCTGCCTGGTCTATGGGTGCAGGCTTTCCGAGGCCAGAACGCTCAAGCGTCAGGACCTGGATTTCGAGTCTATGGTCTGGACCGTGCCGGCGGAGATCAGCAAGACGGGCCGGCCTATCCGCCGCCCGATCACATCGGTGGGCAAGCAATTGTTCGAACGAGCCTCCATGGCGTCGGTGGACCCGGTCTATCTGTTCCCTGGGCAAGGGGAGGGGAATGGGCCGTTGGAGATCCACTCGTGCAATCGGTTGGTGAGCCGCTTGCGCAGCAGCCTGGGGATCCCCCATTGGCGGATTCATGATGCTCGTCGAACGCTGTCGACCCGGTTATCGGAAATGGGGGTGTCGCCCCATATCACCGAAGTGATGCTGGGGCACACCCTGCTTGGCGTGATGGCTGTTTACAACAAACATGACTGGCTTGAGGATCAAGCGGCTGCCTATGAGCGCTGGTGGACAGTGATCCAGCGGGAGCTAGGCGTTGCCACTGATCCGGTTGTGGCTGTCAATCCAGGCCATGATGTGTGATTTGATCCAGCGCAGTGGCTGGTGGTCGATGGGTTTGGGAAAGGTGGTATCCCTCATGCGCAGGTGATACAGCGCTGTGCGCCCTTTTCCCAGCATGACCATCAGCTCTTTCTGCTCAATTTTTTCAATGGGTTCTAACATGTGTCCCCCGGTGATCTAGAACGGCAGATCGTCGTCGTAATCGATGGGTGGCTCGTTATAACCACCTTGATTCGGATTGGCAGCCGGTTTCGCTGCCGATTTGCTTTGTTGCTGGCGCGGTGGCTGAGGCGCCTGATTACTTTGCCCTGAGCGGCCCAGCATCTGCATCACGCCGCTGAAGCTGTCGACCTGCACCTCGGTGGTGTAGCGGTCCTGACCGCTTTGGTCCTGCCACTTGCGGGTCTGCAGTTTCCCTTCCACATAGACCTGTGAACCCTTCTTCAGGTACTGGCCCGCCACTT